GCTACCAGACCCGCGTGGATTTCTGGGGCCAGTTCATGGCGTCCGCGCTGTTCAATGGAAACGTCTACGTGTTCCTGCAGCGGGACCCTAACAACATCATCAGGTCCATGCACATACTGGACCCGCGACAGGTGCGCGTGCTGCTGTCCGATGACGGCAGTGTGTTCTATCGCATCGGACAGGAACGGCTGGCGGAACTGCTGGCCACGGATGTGATCCCCGCGCGGGACATCCTGCACCACCGGCTGCTGACAATGAACCATCCGCTAGTGGGGCTGACTCCGCTGTACGCGGCGGGCGTGTCCGCGATGACGGGCCAGACCATTCAGCAGAATTCGTTCGCGTTCTTCGCAAACATGTCCCGCGCGTCCGGGGTCCTAACAAGCCCGGGCAAGATATCGCAGGAACTGGCGAACCGTTTGAAAACGGAATGGGACCAGAATTTCAAAGGCGGCCAGATGGGCCGCACCGCCGTGCTAGGCGAAGGCATGAAATGGGAACCGCTGACCATCAGCGCGGCGGACGCGCAGCTAATCGAACAGCTGCGGTGGAGCGTGGAAGATGTGGCCCGCTGTTTCCGCGTGCCTACCTACATGCTGACGGACGCCAGCAAAGTTTCGTTTAAGAACGCGGAAACGCTGGCGCGCAACTACTACAGCCAGACGCTGCAATATCACATTGAAAGTATCGAAGCCCGGATAGATCAGGCTTTCGGCCTGACCGGGAACACGTTCTGCGAATTCGATTTAGCCGCGATGCTGCGCATGGAACTGGACGCGCGCATGGCCGCGTACCAGACGGGCATCCAGTCCGGTGTCCTAACTATCAACGAAGCCCGCAAGCTGGAAGAACTGGAACCGAAGGAAGGCGGGGACGAACCGCTAGTGCAGGCGCAGTACCGCCCGCTATCCATGGCAGGCCAGCCGGTCACGGCGGCGCCCACTGCTGAACCGCCCCCGCCCACGGACCCGGACGAACCGGACCCGGAAGCGGATGACCCGGACGCGGAAGAACTCGCGGACGAAGAACTAAACGCCCTGCGCCTGCGTGTCACAACGCGCGCGCGGGCGCGCGTGAGGCTAGCCGCATGAACACCCAGCAGCTGGTGGAACTGGTCACGGACGCAGTGGTGGACGCGGTGCGCGAAGCGTTGCCCCGCATGGTGGCCACGCAGGTGGAAGCGGTGGTGGCCGCCACCATCACGCCCGCGCTACTGAAGTTAGACCACGCGCTGGCGGGTGTGGACATCCGGGTGGAAAACATCACGGACCTGCAGGCGGACTTCGCGGCGCGCACGCAGGCGCTGCAGGAAGGGCTGACCAGCAGCTGGCAGCAGCGCGCTGACGGGATCGCCGCGACCGTGGCCCAGCAGGTGGACGCGCGCGTGGCGCAGACGGTGACGCCCGCGCTGGCGAAAGTGCAGGACACGCTGGACCGCGTGGAAGACCGCGTGCAGGAACGCATCACGGACATGCAGGCGGACTTTGCCACGCGTGGCATTGCCCAGTGCGATGCACTGACGGACGGCTGGCAGCGGCAGGTGGACGCGCTGCGCGAATCAATTGTGGAACGGGTGGCCACTGCTGTAGCTGGCATTCCTTCGCATGTCGGACCAGCGGGGCCACCCGGACCACCCGGGCGCGACGCCACCATGGTGCAGCCCGTGCACTGGAAGGCGGACCAGCAGTTCCAGCGCGGCAGCGTGGTGCAGCACCGGGGCGGATTGTGGTTTGCGAATCAGGACACCAGCGCGGAACCGGGCACGGGCGTGGATGGCTATGCGCTGATGTTCGATGGCCACGAACTGGCCACGTATGAATACGATGAACGCGGGTATCAGCTGGCTATCTACCGCCACGCCAGCGGGCGCGAACACCGCGTGGCCACGGGCTTGCGTCCGTTCCGCTACGCGGGCGTGTATGACCACGCCACTACCTACCACCTGAACGATGCGGTGACCGCTAACGGCTGCATGTGGATGTGCAAGGCGGTGCACGTCACCGCGTCCCGCCCGGGCACGGACGAAGCGGCGCGCCACTGGCAGCTGGCGGTCAAGTCCGGGCGCGATGGCAAAGACGGCGCGCCCGGGCCCGCAGGTCCGCGCGGTGAACCGGGCCCACCGGGCGTGGCGCCGCCGCGTCCCACGAAGGGAAAGGCTAACGGGGTGACGGCATGACCGGCCCCGCCGCAGCTGACCCGCGCCCGATTACGCAGCGCATCCGGGACCAGCTGGACGCTGGCGCTGGATCACGTGGCGCGACCATGCCCACGCTGGACGAAATCAAAGACATGTTAGGCATCCCGCCCGGGGACACATCGCTGGACGATGAAATCACGGACACCATGGCCGCGACCATCGCCATAGTGGAACGGTATCTGGGGCGCGGTGTGGTGTTCGGCGCGGAAGTCCAGCCGTTCGAACCGGTAGATAGTCGTAACCCGCGCCTGCTGCTGTATCGGTTCCCCGTCAGCGAAGTCCGCAGCGTCACGGTAGATGGCCAGCCCGTCACCGGCTGGCGCCTGTTCGCTGCGTCCGGGATTCTGGAATGGGGCTTTGGCTGCGGGCACGGCGCGCCGTGGGCGTGCTGTTCGCATGACCCCATTATCAGCGTGGACTATTCGGGCGGATACGCAGATGACGCATGGCCCGCCGATTTAATGGACGCCATCTTGCGTGCGTTCTTCGCACGCTGGCGCATGACCGGTGACACCGGGAACACGGCGGACATGTCCACGCAGGGACCCATCACCCAGATTGCGGTGGACGGTTCCAGTGTCATGTATGGGACACCCGGTGTGGACGCTGCGGAATTCGGCGGCAAGCCATGGCCCCCGGAACTGCAGGGCGTGATTGCGATTCTGGAACCCTACCGCCAGCGTGTGGTCACGGGGGTCTAACTATGCTGCCCGCCTTCACAGATCGCGCCATCGCTGACCTGCAGAACGTGGTGCAGCAGCTGGGCAAGTCCGTGCAGTTCTTCGAAGCGGGCGCCGCCACGGGCCGCACGATCCGCGCGCGCGTCAGCTACGGCGGCGCACAGGAACTGGCTAACAGCATCGAACAATACCCCATGCGCGTCAGCGTGGATGCGCGGGACTTCACCACGCGCCCGCCGCAAAAGGGTGACTGGTTCGTCATTGACAACGCACGGCGCGGCATCGAAGCGGTGAGCGAATCGCACATGGGTGATGCGCTGGTGAAGTACGTGTGCGGGGTGCGCGGATGAGCGCCGCCACTGTACGTGATGCGTTCCGCACGAAGCTGGACACGTTGTTAGTCCCGTTCGGTTTCGCGTTCGTGGAATCCATCAACAAGGCGGAAGCCACGCGGGACTTACCTGACAACTGGTACACGCTGGACTTTATGCCTGCGTCTGATGACCGCATCAGCCTAGGCGTGCCCGCGCTGTTCCGCGAGACGGGCCGCGTGGCGGTGGCCATCTTCACCCCGCAGCAGATCGAAGACGAAGACGCAGTGGACGCTGCGGAAATTGTTCGCACCGAAATGGCGAACTGGTTTGACCCCACCGGACACATCCGCGTGAACAGCGCGCAGCCACCCACTGATATGGATGGCGGCGATTTTCGCGGCAGTTTCTACGGCATCACCGTGGACCTTGCCTACACATATGACCGCTTCGCATAGGAGTAGATAGCCATGGCCAGTGCAGACCTGTTAAGGCTTGCCATCGTGCGGGAAGCCACGGCGGGTGTGACGCCCGCCAATCCTGTTTTTCAGCTGCTGCGGGTGACCAGTGAATCACTGTCGTACACACCTGAGAGCACGTTGTCTAACGAACTGAACGAGCACAGGCAGTTAGTTGACGTGATTATAACCGGCGGCGCCAGCGGTGGTGATATCGCCATGGAAATTTCCAGTAACCCCGGGCTGGAACTTTTGTTAGAGGGGTGTCTAGCTAGCCCGTGGACCGCTGATGAATTGTGGGTGGGCCAGTCCCTGTTCACGCATTCGATTGAAAAGCGTTTCACGTTCGATGAAGCGGACCCGGTGCCCGCGAACCGCTACGAATTCAACCGCTTTGTTAGGGGACTGGTAGACGCCATGGTCCTGACGTTCTCACCCGGGGGCGCGGCCACGGGTAGTGCCACCATTCTGGGTGGCGCGATGACACGTGACAGCGCGGACCTGCCCGGGGCCACGTTCGTGGAAGCGGGCCAGCTGCCGGTCATCGTCGGCGCGGGCGTGCTGCCGGTCACGTTCACCGTGGAAGGCGTGGACTATGAAGCGTGGTGCGTTTCGAATCTGGTGATAAACCTGCGGAACAACGGGCGCGCCATTGCGTGCCTAGGGCAGGACGCGGCTAACCAAGTGGTGTTAGGCCGCTTTGAATGCGAGATCAGCGCGGACATCTACATCGCGCATGACACGGACGTGCTGATGGATGCGTTCATAGACCGGCAGGAAATTGCGTTTGCGGTCACCGTCAAAGATTCGCTGGGCAATGGCTATGAATTCACGTTCCCGCGCGTGCGCGTGTCCGCCTGCACGCAGGTGGCGGGCGGCACGAATCAGGACGTAATCATGTCCGTGACCATGCAGGCGCTGGTGGACGAAGTGACCACGGCGGGCGGGCCGGAAGATTCCTGCATCCTGATTCACCGCACGCACGTCACCACGCCATGGCCGGACCCGGACGCGCCGCCACCGCCAGCCCCGCCCGCCGCGCGCGCGGGCGAAGCGTTCCCCGTGCCGCAGCAGTTCGAAACGCCTGAAGCGGTGACGGCATGAACAACGGTGGCGGCTATCAGTTCGGCGGGCTGGATGAATGGCGCAGTGATCCGGAGAAATGCCGCAATGGTGTGCCATTCGATTTAGGCAAGGGTCGCGCGCTGATAGTTAGGCGCGCGAACTTGTATGACCGCGAGATACAGGCGCAATTCGCAACGGTGGACACGAAGGATACGGCAGCCGTGCAGGCGCTATTCGCACGCCTGCTGGTGGTGGGCTGGGTGGGCATCGTGGACATTCACGGCGACCCCATCCCGTACAGCCCGGACGCGTGCGTGGCGCTGCTGAACTACGCGAATGAAATCTGGGAAGACCTGAACCGCTTCGCCATGAACCGCGCTAACTACGCGGTGACGCAGGCTAAGGAGGATGTCGAAGCGGTAAAAGGCACGCGCGATGGCGAACCGGCGCAGGCGCCTACCGCGAACAGTTAGAAGCGCTGGCGGCGCGTGGTATCCGCACGTCCATCAGTGCGGCGCCACCGCCGCTAACGGAATGGCAGACACTGGCCATGCGTGCATTCATGGACCTGTCAGGGGAACGGGCGGTGGCCAGCGAATTCATCGGGCCGATTTACTGGCGCGCGATATCTGCATGGTGTGACCGGTACCGGGTGCCTGACTTGGAAGCGTTCGTGGAATTAGTGCAGGCAATAGATAGGGACTACCTCAATGCTGAATCTTCCAAACGTGCAGGTAAGCAAGATTCCCCCGCAGCGCCGCGCCACAAACGCCACTGACCTGCAGCAGTTCATTCTGGACGATCAGGAATTCTGGCACGAACAGGCAAAATCATGGGTGCAGGAAACCGCGCGCCGTGGCCATGACGAAATAGTTAAGGCGGGCAATCCAAAGTTTCATATCACCGAAGTGAACGGCACCACCGGGAAGACCGGGAACCAGCGCCGTGGCTTCGCACCGGGCAGCATTGATATGGCGCGCACATCCGTGCGCATCCTGTATCAGGCAGACGAACTGGCGAAGGTGGCCAATACCCTGCGCCCCATCCTAACTAGCGCCATTCATCAGCGCTTCCCCAATTCGAAAATGAAACGGCTGGAACGCGACTGGGTGTGGTACGTGGTGCGGGACCGGCAGCTGGATGGGAGCGGTGGCCCGGAATATCTGGGCGGTTCTGTGACCAGCGGGATTGGCGTTTATGACGTGCTCTATCTAGTGCCGGACAGGAAGTATCCAGCGGACTATGCGTGGTTCGCGAACTGGCTGGGGAAGCATGGCCAACACAAGGCAACCACTAACCGCAGGTCCCGTGTGCACTGGTCGCAGCGCAAGCAAGAGAAACGCAACCGGCGCCAGCAGGGGTTCATGGCCACCGCTGCGAATGCGATGCGCGGGCGACGGCTGCCCGGTGTGGCCATCACCGCCGTGTTTATAGAAGACGCGATGGGCGCTAGCTCCTCACGTGTGAAGAAACACAGGGGCCGCATGCCCGCCATTCGCGTGGCGTTCTACCCGCTGCGCAATGCAGTCACCAACTAGATAGGACGCGCTGCCATGGCTGACGAAAAACGCAGGATAGTCTACGAACTGCTGGTGGAAGCCAAAGGCGCGCAGCAGGCGAATGACCAGATAGGGTCCATGGGCAAGGGCTTCCAGTCCATGCTTAACATCGCTAAACCCGCGCTGGCGTTTCTGTCAGCGGGCTTCGTGCTGAAAGGCATTGCGTCTTCACTGGATGAACTAACAAAGTTTAACGCGCAGCTGGAAACGCTGGGTGTCACGGGCGAGTCCGCCACGCAGGCGCTGCACAGCGTGCAAGACGTGGCGTTCGTCACCGGCCAGTCCATGAAGGATGTGGCCACCGCCTACGGTGAAGCCATCGAACTGCAGCAGATACTGGGAACCAGCACCGCCAGCGCCTCGCGCACCACGGAAGCGTTTGTGAAGATCGCGGCATCCGAAGGCAAGACAGCCACGGACGCTGCGCGCCAGATTCAAATGCTGGCGTTCGCCATCGAATCGGGGACGCTGAAGTCCAAAGAATTTATTAACGCGCTGAAGGAATCCAACACGTTCCAGCAGGCGGCGCAGCAGGCGCTGGGGAAGACCACTGAAGAACTGGTGACGATGGCCAAAGAGGGTGACATCACCGCCGCGCAGCTGGTGGAAATCGTGTTAGCCATGGAAAAGATAGGCGAACAGAAAACGGCGCAGGCCACGGTGACCGGGCTGTGGGAATCCATCAAGACGCTGGGCACGGTGGTGGTGCAGGCCACCGCCGAAGGCGCGAAGTTCAACGCGCAGATAGGCGAGTCACAGCAGACCGGTTTCCAGATGTTTCTGGAAGGCGTGCGCGGCGCGTTCGAAGGAATCGGCGGCGCCATCGCGGTGGTGAACAATTTCCTGCAGGGGCTGTACGACGTGGGCGCGCTGGCTATCACATCGTTCTTTAACCTGCTGAACCCTGACAAGGTGACGGAACTGTGGGAACACTACTCGGCGGAAGTAGATAGGGACCTGCTGGAAATGTGGGAAGGCGCCAAAAAGTTTTTCGGCGCACTGGACCCGCGCGACGGCACGCAAGAAGAATGGGATGAGTACAACGCGAAAGTAAAAAAAGACTTGGAAGACCGCGAGAAACAGGCGCGGGACACGGGGTTCCAGAAATCACTGGGCGGCGCGTTCGGCACTTCCTTCGACCGCTACGTGGCCATCTGGAAAAAGGGACAGGTGGAAGCGGCGGAAGCCCGGAAGAAAATTGCGGAAGCGGAAGAAAAGGCGGAGCGCGAACGCGAAAAACGCCAGCGCAACATCTGGGAACTGCGCGAGGAAAATGAAAAGAATTCCGCAAAGCGGCTGGATGACTTCGCTAACAAGGGCATGGATGACATCGGCAAACAACTGGCCGCGCAGAACCTGAAGGATTTAGATGCGGCCATCCTGACCATGGGTGACGTGACCATCCCGGGTCTGAAGGAAGACTATCTAGCGAACTTCGAACAGATGGGCGAGGTCACCCAGACGCTGGAACAAACGCTGGGTGGTTTGTTCAATGGGTCCATCAGGAACGCGCGCGAATTCTTCGCCACGCTGGCGCAAGGCATCGCCAACATTTTCGCGCAGCTGGCCGCGAAACAAGCGGCCAGCGGTCTGATGGATTTTCTGAACCTTGCGATAGGCGCGTTCCGTGGGGGAACCAGCCCCGCTGACGCTACGCAGGCGGGCAGCGGTCTGGGTGACATGTTCCGGAATTACGCGGCGAAAGGTGCCGCGTTCGATCACGGGCACCGCATGGCGTTCGCCAGCGGTGGCGTGGTCAGCGGGCCCACCACGTTTGGCATGGCGGGCGGTGGCACCGGGCTGATGGGTGAGGCTGGGCCGGAAGCGGTCATGCCACTGCGCCGTACCAGCAGCGGGAAGTTAGGCGTGACTGGGGCCATGCCAAACATCACCGTGGTGAACAGCACCGGGGTGCAGGCAGCGGCGCGCATGGAACGCAGCACGGACCGCATGACCCTGATTCTGGAAGCGGCGCAGATGGGCGCGAACATGGCGGAAGCCCGGGTGAATCGCAGCCTGCGTTCCGGCTACGGCGCCACGGCGCAGTCCGTGCAGCGCACGTATGGCCTGCGCAGGCGGGTCTGATGGCGGCCCTACCCTCATGGGACCAGCGGCTGTTCGGCTGTCTCACGCGCGATAGCTGCAGCGTGGTGTCACTGATGCGCACGTCCGTCAGCGCGTCCACCCCGCAGCCGTTCACGTCACGCAAGGCGGATACCAGCGCGCCGCTGGAATTGACGTTTGGCATAGACGTGGATGACGCGGGGTTCCGCGCATGGCAGCAGTGGGTCACGTATGACCTAGCGGACGGCGCCCTGTCGTTCACGATCTATCTACCGTGGGGAACGCTGCAGCCGCGCGTGCGGGCGCGCCTGCTGGGGGAATGGGTGGCGCAGCGGACGGGTGTGCGCTGGGTCATCACGGGCGCCATGGAACTGGAACGCTGGACGCTGCCCAGATTCAGCGGGGGTGCCGGTGCCTGAACCAGCTGCAGCGCCGCGCGCGTCTGGCCCGCCACCGCTGTGGCCGGACACGCTGCCTAACCCGCAGGCCGATAGCTTCGCGGTGACCGGTCCGCCGCGCGTGGAAGTGGCGGACGTGCTGGCGGGCATCACGCGGCTGGCCGTCAAGGCACGCACGGCGCCGATGACCTATAACTTTCAGGTGATTTTGTCCCGCGCGGAAATGGAAATATTCGAAGGATGGTATCGCGATGTCATCGAAAACCACGACGGGGAATTCTACGCGCGATGGATCGGTGGCAGCCGTATCGTCGCGTTCGCGTCTAACTACACGCTTAGTCCGCTCGGTAGCGGCTGGGTTCTGCAGTGCACCGCCATCCGCACGCGCATTGACCACACCGCGTGCGACGCCTTTATCAGTTCCGTCTTCCAAAACATCTACCGCGCAGACCTTGCGTCCGCAGATCGTTACGAAGCGGACCTAACTAGCGCTGACCTGTATCAGGATGACTTCAGTCTGGAACTCATTTCAGACAACGAGTGTTAGCCCATGCCCGCCACGTTTGACAATGATTTCGCACTATGGCTGACGCAGCACGGCAGCGAACGCAGCGTGGCCGTGAACGTGCTGGAATTCATCCACCCGAAGTGGGGCCCGGGCGGTGGCGTGCCCGGGTCCATCTGGGTCAGCGATTACGGGGACGTGTTCACCGCCACCACGGAAGCACCCGTGCGCACCTTTGACGCGCAGCCGCTGGGGTTCACGGCGGACATCGGCGCCGATAACGTCAGCACGGAACAACGGGTCACGCTGCGGCTGGACAATGCAAACGGACTGGTGGCCCAGCAGCTGCGCAGCCTAGATGACACGGACCTGCAGACCGCAGTGCAGGTGGTGTACCGCGCCTATCTAGACACGGACCGCACCGCGCCCGCCATTGATCCGCTGACTTTGTTTGTCACCAATGTGCAAATGAACCGGCTGGTTCTGGAAGTGGAAGGCAGCGCGGACGTGCTGCCAAACGTGTCCGCTGGCATCCGCTACACGCTGGAACTGTTCCCGCCGATGGCCTACCTATGACCCACCCACCGCACCCTGCAGCTGGTCTAGTCGGCGCGCCGTACAAGCGCGGCGGCACGCACGCGGGGGAAGGCTTCGACTGCTTCACGCTGCTGGCCCACGTGCGCCGCGTCTACTACAACCGCGATACGCCCACGGCTGGCATCCCGTCCGCTGACCTGACATCCATGCAGGCTGCGGCGCTGGGCATCTACCGCGTGCTGGGTGGCCGTGAACATGTGCCCGGGCCGTGGGTGTCTTGCGAACCCACGGACGGCTGCGCGGTGGCGCTGGGCCGCAGGCTGAACGGGCGCCTGCATCACTGCGGTGTGTTGATTGCCGGGGACGTGCTGCACGCCATGGAATCGGTGGGCGTGGTGCTGTCCCCCATTGAACGAATTTTTTACCTGTACTCACGCGTGGAATGTTTCGAATGTCGCAGCTGATCGTCATAAACGATTCCATCATAGGCGAGCGGGAAACGCTGGACCTGTACTGTGGTGAATCGCTGGCGTCTAACTTGCGCCGTCACTGGCCCGGGGGGATCGCGGGCCCGTGGCGCATCTACCGTGGCAACGTGCACCCGGATATGGAAATCGCCGCGCTGGAACTTCCACACGTGGTGGTGGCGCCGTTCCAGACGTTCATCCTGACGCGCGGCACCGCTGCGGACCCGGTTTCGTTTTTCATTAACCTAGCCATTTCGCTGGCGCTGTCTTACATCGCCACGCTGCTGAACCCGCGACCGAAGACGCGCACGCAGGCGGGCGAAGATGACACCAGTGGCGGGAACCAGCTGGCGGGTCAATCGAACCGGCTGCGCCCGGGCGCGCGGGTGCCGGACTTGTTAGGCCGCGTGCGCGCATATCCGGACCTGCTGACGGCACCGCTGGAATGGTGGACCGGACGCACGCAGCAGCTGGAACAGCACTTTGTGTTAGGCATGGGGGACTATCTAGTGGAGTACCCAAAACTGGGTGAGACCCCACTGTCTGCGATATCGGGCGCGGGGCTCGCTGAGTATCCATCCGACTACGGCGCGTTTACCGCACGCGCCAGCAAGTCCGCCCCGGAAATCCGCAGCATGTCCCTGATGGAAGCGGAAAGCCCGGTGCTGCCGTCCACGTCCACGCAGTTCATTGCGCCTAACACCTTGCGAACGGTGGACAAGTTAGAAGGCGTGGAAGTGGGGAACATGCTGGCGATAACCATATCGCTGCTGAACTCAGGCTTTCAAAAAGTCACAAGCGTTCCCCCGGGTAGTCAGACGGTGGGCCCGTGGGACTACACGGTGGACCTGCCGGTGGTGAATGAAACCGTTATCCCGCAGCTGATGGTTTACGAACTGGATCAGGAATGGCTGCGCACCACGGCGGTGGGCATTGACTGGTATCCGGTGGTGAACCTGTATGACGGTGATGCGGAATTCACGAACGCCATGGCCAGCGGCGCGCCCATGGATGCGCACGGTGATTCTATTTCACTGCTGATTGAAAACGGGTGGATAGTCGATACAGCACCGGACACGCTGCCGCGCACGCGCGGGCGCATTCGCAATTTTGGGCTGTGGTTTGAAACCGGCTACGACCCACCCGGGGCGCCCGCCCCGTACATCGTTTATCAGCACACGTGGCAAACGCTGAACATTGCGGATGTGCTGATAGGGCTAACCACCGGGCAGGACACGGCGGACATTCGGTTCTACAAACCCAAGGGCGAAGCGGGCACGGGCGAACCGCCCCCACCCGGGCCCATCAATCCCGTGCCCACCCCGTGGTACCGCGCACCGCTGGAAATCTTTGACGCGCTGTGGTTAGACATCAGTTTCCCGCAGGGGCTAGTTAGGTATGACACGGGCTTCCGCGAGGAAACAGCGGTGGCGGTGCTGTTCGAATTCAAGCGGCCCGGGTCCAGCGTGGCGCAGGCGAACTTCCCCGCATCATGGCAGGAAGCCACCGCCGCGCCGCTGCGATTCACCAGCAAACTGCTGGCCACGGAACTGACCGGGCTGGGACTGCCTGCCGGGGTGGGTGTGGATGTGCGCGTCACGCGGGTGACACCCATCACGCCTGACACCGCCACCGTGCAGTACAACGATGAGACCCGGTGGGAAAGTATGGTGGCGGTAAAGGATGTTCTGGCTATCTACCCGGACGTGACGGTGCTTAAGCTGGGCATGACGAACACGCGCAGCGCCGTGTCACTGGGGGAAAATGTTTTCAACTGCGTGGCCACGCGCAAGCTGCCCGGGTGGTCTGCCGGTGCGTTCACTGCGCCACGCGCCACCCGCAAGTGGGCTGACAATTTCGTGCACCGCTGCCGCCAGCCGGATGGGGCTAACAAGATTAACCACCCGGAACAGATAGACCTTGCGGGCATCTACGCGCTGCAGGATCAGCTGGACAATATGGAAGGCGGCAGCCATGACCCCATCACGGGCGGGCCGCAGGGACAGATAGCGCTGACGCTGGACATCCCGCAGGACGTGGACGCGGAACTGGCGCAGATCGCGGACGTTATTAGGGCCGTGGTCTATCGCGTGGGGAAAAAGATTTACGTGTCCCGGGATCAGGCGAACGCCACCAGTCTGGCGCTGTTCAATGCGCGCACGAAGTCCCCCGATGCGGAATCCGTGGCGGTGCGCATGACCAATGACGGGGAAAACGATGCGGTGACGGTGACGTGGCTGGACGAACAGGCGGGTTACAAGGTGCGGGAATTCACCTACCCGCCCACCGGGACGCCTATCAATCCGCTGCGCGTGGGTGCGTTCCTTGCGAACTGGCCGCAGGCGTGGCGCCGCGCCGTCTACGAAATGAACCGCGTTCGATATCGCCGCGAACAGCTAACAGTCAACGTGACGGAAGACGGGCGCATCTGCCGCCCCGGGGACGTGGTGAACATCACCGATGACATTGCGAACCTTGCGGCCATGGCCGGTGAAGTTCTGTACGTGTCCGGGCTGGTGTATACGCTGGACCGGGACGTGGTGTTCACGGCGGGCCACACGCACACCATCCTGCTGCGTGACGTGCTGGGGCAAACCACGGACAGCGTGCCCGTGACTGCGGTGGCCGGATCACCTAACAAGGTGCAGCTGTCGCGTGTGCCGGTCATCAGCATTAAACCCCGCGACACATCCATGGGGACGCTGTTCGCGTTCTTCGATGACGCGGCGGCGAACGTGCGGCGCTGGCTGCTGACCAGCGTGGCGCTGTCCGGCCCCTACGTGAAACTGGAAGGCACTAACTACAGCCCGCTGGTCTATCAAGGCGACAGCGCCACGCTGCCCGTCTGGCCACCTATCGTGCCGCTGCTGGCGGCACCGGAACCCACACCATGAACAACGGAACGAAGATACAACGCGCGCCCGGGGCGCACGCCTGCTGTGACCCGGCTGGCCGCATCTGCGCCATTGCGCACGCGGGCATGCCACTGGAACACGTGGTGCGCATCGCGGTGGCGCGTGGCGAAGGCAGTGAACCGGTGATCCGCGAACGCATCGCGGACATGCTGGCGGGTGGGCTGCTGATCGAATCGGAGGGATGACACCATGGCCACGTACAAAGGCAGATTCCAGATGCTGGCGAAACCCGCCAGCGAATGGTCCGGCGCTAACCCGGTGCTGCTGCTGGGTGAATTCGGAGTCAGTGACCCGGGCGCCACGCTGCCGCTGATGAAAGTGGGTGACGGGGTGCGGCCATGGTCCGCGCTGCCAAACCTCATGGCGCCCGTGGTCGCGGCGAACGATTACATAGTAGGCACCACCACCACGCTGCCCGCAGGCAGCAGCGCCACGGTGAACATTGATAACACGGTGGACCCGCCCACCATTTCGTTTGGCCTGCCCGCTGGCGCGACCGGCCCCGCGAATAGTTTGGCCATCGGCAGCGTGGTGACTGGCCCCGCTGGCAGCGGCGCGGACGCCAGCATCACGGGCACACCGCCTAACCAGATTCTGAACCTGACGATTCCCAAGGGCGACACGGGCGCGCAAGGCATTCAGGGTATACAGGGCCCGATTGGCGCGACCGGCCCCGCGAATAGTTTGACCATCGGCACGGTGACCACCGGGCCCGCTGGCGGCGCAGCTGCGGCGGACATCACGGGCACGCCACCTAACCAGACGCTGAACCTGACGCTGCCCACGGGCGCCACGGGCGCCACGGGCGCGACCGGTCCAGCCGGTCCCGCTAATAGTCTCACCATCGGGGAAGTGCAGACGGGCGCGCCCGGAAGTGCAGCGGACGCGGTGATAACGGGCGCGCCCCCTAACCAGACCCTAAGCCTAACAATCCCGCGCGGTGACACGGGCGCGCAGGGCATTCAGGGAATACAGGGCCCACCGGGCAATGCGGGGACGGTGCTGTCCGATGACAGCCACGTGACCGGGGACTGGTACTACGACAATACGCAGTGGTTCGGACACAGCGCGGCGCAGATTGCAGATATCAAACTGAACCCGCAGCTGTATGACGCGCCGTCCGATGCGCTGCACGCGCTGATCCGCGTGCGATTGGAACGATTCGACGCGCAGCCCGTGCTGGCGTTTCAGCGCATCAACGGTTCCGCCACCGCCGCGACCGGAATCCTAGGTGGACAAATCCTAGCTAATGTGACCGTGAAGGGATTGCAGCCCGGTACGGGCGTGTTCGCTGGCGCGTTTCTGGAATTCACTGCGACGGCTGACTGGACTGCGACCAGTTCACCCACGGAAATGCTGGTGCGCCTGTCGCCACCGGGGGCGGCCAGTCCGATTGAAACGCACCGCTGGACGTGGGGCGCGGCGGGCGAAGTGTTCCTGTACATCCGCCGCAACGCGCTGACCGCTACGCGGGTCCGCATAGACGGTGGCGATGGCATGAACGAAGAATGGGTGAACGTCAGCGCACCCGCCAACACACAAAGCTGGGTGTGGAAGTGGATAGGCGGCAGCATGTACCTGCAGGCGGTATCTGACGCAGGTGTGCCCACCAATTTCTGGCAGTTCTCACGCGCAGCCGGTGTTCCGGCTTTCGCGCGACTAGCTACCCAGCTGCAGGTGGCGCGCAATGACGAAAGCATTCAACTGATCGGGGACGCGGGCACCCCTAGCTGTTACACGGGCTACTACTGCAATGGCCTGCCCACACGCACGGGCTATCTAGGTCACGTAGGCGGTGCGCATTTCAACGTGGTGAACGAACTGGCTAACGGGCTGCTAAACCTGAGCGCGTCCGGGGTAAATTCCGTTGTCACGTTCAATGTGGGTACGGGCGAAGGCGCACGCATCACCAGCGCGGGGGCCGTGCAGGTCACGGGCGGGTTAGGTGGCGGGTTCAATTCAAAGGCTGGCGTGGAACTGGGCATGGTGAGCACGCGCGCCTTTCTGCAGGCATACAACCGCGCCACTTCCCTCTATCTAGGTATGACACTGGCCGCCGATGAAGTAGACATCAGCGCCCATAACACCAGTGCGGCGCAGGGAAAGCTGACGCTGGGTGGCCGGAATACTTTCCGCAATCTGAATGACGGCTATCTACGCATGAACGATAACAACGAATACGCGAACGGCATTTACACAGCGGGCGGTATCCGCGCGGACGCGGGCTTCGTCACGGATTCGCGCCTGCAGAATCTGGCGGGTTCGCAGTATTTCAAAATGAACAACGGCGTGCTGTCTTATGGGACTTGCTACTGCCAAGGGACTGGAACCGGATTCCACGGTTTCGCCATTGCGGATGGCGGCCTAACACCTACGTTTATGAGTAACAACGATCAAGCAGGCGTGTACATAGTTTCAGAAGGCAAGTGGCTGATGAAACGTGACGGGGCCACGTCCGCCGCTAGCGGCTATGTGGTTTCCGCACCCGGCTTTACCACCACGTCTTCGCGCACCATCAAACGCGAGACAGGCGCGCCCACACGCGCGGCCACATTGCTGGCGCGCCTGCGCCCGATTCTCTACCGCCTGCTGGCGGACGATGACCGCGAACAGTTAGGGCTGATCGCTGAGGAAGTCCACGAAGTGTGCCCGCAGTTGTCCGATGGGAAAACCGTTTCCTATGACCGGCTGGCATTGCTGCTGCTGGCGGACTGGCAGGACCAGCGCGCGGCGGCCTAACCATTCACCACACCAAAGGAAAGCACCATGAACCCCACCGCCACCGTTCGCTATGTCGCTAACGGGTATGTCATCACATCGCAGGGGAACGGCACCGTTCCCGCCACGCTGTACGCGGCCACCATCCCGGAGGTGGTTTTCTGGCTGGGCAAGATTTTCGAACCATACGCCGCGTGAGCGCTGGCGCCATCGTCAACTGATTGGAGTAGTTAGCATGCCTATCACAAATGATGACCCACTGCTGGGTCAGGAAGCGCAAGTGGTCCCAGTGGAAAGTGGCGGGTTTGTGGTGCGGCAGTTTCCCGCGCCTAACTTCCCGGGCGGATCGAAGATGATAGATACCTACTGCGCCACCATGGATGCGGTCAGCGCGGTCCTGACGGAAATCTACACGCCACCAGTTCCGCCACCGGAAGCGTAAGCCATGGCGACGGGCTACCTAGTTAGCGGGCGCGGGGACTTGGATGCGTTGTTCAAGCCGCGCAGCAGCGCGGCGGGCGCAAATACGGGGTTCCTATCTAACGGTGGCGCGGACCTTGCGCAGCGCTTTGAACCGCGCGGCGGAACGGCGGCGATTGCCGCCACCAATTTCAAAGCCGGGGCGAATGACTTGGCGCAGCTGTTCATGGGGATCACCGCCAGCACCACGCACACCATGCACACGTCCACAGAATCGTCCCCGGCAAACGTGGGATATTCCGATGGACGCGGCGGGGTTGCCATGCCCGGGTCCACATTCACGCCACTGGCGGTGAAGACGTGGGAGGTTTGCTATCTCGCGTCCGTCGGCACTTTCGATGACATCAATTTCCAGCTGTTCGGTTCTAACGTGGTGGGCGCTGCGCCTAACACGGACGCAGCGTTCGTGCGGCTGCGCATCACGGGCGTGTTCACGGATTCCGGTGCGACGCAGACAAAGACGCTGGTGCGCTCCGCAGCGGGATATTTTAACTCGCCGGTGTCCGGTGGCTTTTTCGCCAGCTGGTCATGGAACACCATCCCGTGGAAATTTGTTCTGGGGAATAACTACACGGTGGAAATCGACTACTAACTAGAGGGGAAACGTATGCTTACCGTTTCGTTAATTCTGGCGCTGGCCGCATTCTTCGTGGCCATCGCCGCAGCGATGGGCAAGGCGCCACTGTGGGTGGCCGTGATTCTGGTCGCCATCGTGCAGCTATTGCAGTTTGTACCGGTCAACTAACTAGAGGAAATGAACATGCAGAATGGTCACGTGAATGGCGCCGCCCCGGGCGCGCCGCAAACCGTGCAGGTGAACCCGCAGCAGGCGGCAGCGTTTGCGCTGCAGTTTCTGGCGCGGGCGCCCACCACGCGCGCGGAACGCGAAGCGTATGACACGGCGGAAATGTTCCTGCAGGCCATTGTTAGCGGTCAGGTGATGCTGACCCCGGCCCCGCAGGTGACGGATGCGAAGGCGCCCGATGCGCCCGGGGCCACGGCCCAGTGATCCGTGCAGCCACGTGCGCGCTGCTGCTGCTGGGTGGCTGCGCGCACGTGGACAGGCCACTGCACCCGGATGACAAGGGGAAGAAACAGGCGCGCCACGTCACGCTGGTGGTGTGCGTGTTCGCCAGCTGCCACCACATCCTGCACCCGCAGGCGAGCGAACTAGACGGGGATGACTAGACCAGCGCGGGCGCGTCGCGTTCGCGCGCCGTGACTACGATGTCACCCAGCGCCGCGCGCGCGTGTTCGCAGCCCGTGTGGTGCATCGCGCGGCGGGCGTAGCCTTCGATGCGCGCCAGCCGCTTCGCCAGCCGGTCCGCGCGGGCGCGTGCCGCCAGCACCTGCTGTTCCAGCAGGTTCACGGATACCCGCGCCGCCAGCGCTTCCGCTGCCGCTGCGTTGATCCGCGCCGCCACCGCGATGGCGCGCCCCCTTTCAGTGTCCAGTGTCATGGCCGTGGCTAACATGTGGTCTCAGGTCCAAAAAAAAACCCGCGCATTCGGCGCGGGCGGATGATATCGAAACTGCCAGCGGGAAGTTAGTCAGCCACCGCGTCCACGCTGCCGTTATCGAATCGCACGATTAAGGGCCGCGCGCCTTCGCGTCTGTAAACGGACGTGGATGTCAGGCCATGGCTGGTGGTCACGGTGCTGTGTTCGTCCGTGTATCCCAGCGCACACACGGTGGCCATGTATGACATGCCGATGGTGACGCGCCCGCCGCTGGCCGCTGCCAGTTCCGCGTGCGACAGCAGGCCACGGCGTTTAAGTTCCGTGGTCAGCGCGGCGGACTTGTTCACGTGCCACGCTTCACACAGTTCGGTGTTGCCCAGCGCGGTGACGGGCACGGGTGCGCGGGGTGCGGTCTGGCGCAACCAGCCCGCCATGCACAGGATGACGAACACGGCGGCGAAGCCTTTGGCCACGGTGCGGGCGGTGCTAGACATTGCAGCGAACTCCAAAAAAAACGGCGGTGACCGGTGACCCTACCAGCGCCCACCGCGCGCGCCATCGGGGCTGCCGGAAACTTCGCACAGCTGCGACGTACATCACGCGCCGCGTCCGCGTTCAGCTGACGTTCACCCGGCTGCGGGTTTCGCGTCTGGCGAATTCTCAGGCCGTCTGGCGGGCGCGGGCTTCCGTGCCTTGCGTGGGCCCATGTCCAGCAGCAGACGGATGTCACGCGCCTTCCAGAACGCTAGGCGGCCAATCTTTTGCGGGCGGGGCAGCTGGCCGGATTGCATCCCGCGAAACCACGCGGACCGGCTAATGGGAACGTACTGCAGCACTTCGTCCAGCGTCAGCCACGCGGTGGCGGGCAGGTCTGGGGGAAAGCTGCGGCTGTGGATGTGGGCGCGGCCCGCCAGTTTGTTAGGCGGTGCATTCGGTGATTTCTGTTTCATGGCATCCCCCGGCTGGGCTGCATGTGTCAATGGGGCGCAGGTTATAGCGCCGTGTCCCGGAAATGAAAAGGGCCCATCCATGGGCCCTATCTATTCGTGAATGGACTATCAGCTGGGCGCGTTAGCTAATCATCCCAGCTGACTGTGCGTGGAACTGACGGGAAGCAAACGCGGCAGCGATGGCCGCGCGCGTCTGGTCTTCCTTCGCCGCCGTGCCCGCGCGCACCGCGTCCACTTCGTCCGCCCACCACTGCAGCATGGCAGCGCGCTGGGTCAGCAGCAGACCGCGATGGCTGCCGGACTTGTCACGCGTGTAGTGGGCGCGCACCCCGTCCGTTAGCTTGTGATCCTGCTGGAATTCCAGCGCGTGTTCCTCTACCCGGGTGACCACGTAACGGGTGTACGCGGCGGTGGCGAACAGCGAACGGAAACCGTGCACGGTGATTTTGCCGCGTTCCGCCGTGGTGCCATCCCAGCCCATCTTCCGCATGGCGTTCAGCCACCGGCCTTCACTGATCGGACGTTCAGCCGTGTGGCCGCGTCCCTTGTATCCCGGGAACAGGAAGCGGCCCGCACCGGTTTCCGCCTGCAGTTTGCGCAGGATGGCCACCACCTGACGTGACAGCGGCACGTGGTACGGCGCGTATGCCTTGCCACGCTTGTCTGCGCGCTGTTCGGTGCGGCGCTGCTTCGTGCCTTCCACGAACGCGGGCACCGTCAGCATGGCGCCCATGGGGCCGTCCCAGCTGATCCATGACCATTCAGAATTCCGCAGCACGGACGGGCGCACCGTCATGTACGGCAGCAGCTGCAGGGCCAGCATGGTCTGCAGTTTCTTTTTCTGCGCGCGGTTCGTGGCGTCCACGTCCGCGAAGAACAGCGGCAGCTGATCCAGCTGCAGCGCTTCCCACGGCTGGCTGTCACGCTGCGTGAGATTTTCCACCACGCCATCCGCAGGGTTCGCGCCCTTGTAACGGCCATACAGCGCCGCGTTCTCAAAAAGTTTTTCCAGCAGGCGCACCGCGTCCCGGGCAAAAGACGGGCTGCGCGTCACTTCGCACGCCTGCGCGAACGCCAGCACTTCGAAGCGTTCCACGGAAGTTAGACGGCGCGCGGCAATCGGTTTCATTTCGGGCGCGTCCATCAGGTTCTGCGTGCGCGTGGCCGCCGCTTCCCCCACTTTGGTGGCGGCATAGTTCGGGAACCACGCGGCGAATTCATCGGCCACCGTGGTCAGCGTGGCCGCGCGCTGGATCAGCTGCGCGGCGCGCGGGCATTCGCCAGCCATCAGCTGCGCCCGGGCTTTTTCGCAGGCAGCCACGGCCATGGCCAGCGTGAACTTTCCGAAGGGGCCCACGGTGTGGGTCTTCGCCACGCCCTGCGCGTTTTCGTATTCGAAGCGGAATGACTTGTGACCGGTGGGGCTGGTCCACACGTGCAGCCCGGGCAGCAGCGTGGTGAACGTCCGGAAGCCTTTCAGTTCGGTGCGCAGCGCGCGGATTTCTTCGTCCGTGCTGACGCGGGCGCGCGGGGCTTTGGTGGCGGGGCGCAGCGCGTTCTGCACTGCGGTTTCAATCTGCTGGGTCTGCATGTTCGTCATGGTCTGGGTTCCTTCGCTGTGATTGATCCGGCTGCAGTCACTGGAAATGGTGGGACCAGCAGCCTTTCATTTAACATTCAGCGGGACCATCTGCGAATCAGCGTCTAGCTAAGTGGCTGATATCCCGCGTAACATGCACCTGCATGTCATGGACGCGAAGATACAGAGCCCTTATGGGGATAGCAATGCGCCTTGTCCTAACTGCGTGATCCGTCACAAGTTATAGCCGCGCCGCCTGTGATTGGCGCCCCATCGGAATCACATAGAAATGGGACTGGCTGCAATTGGTGCGGACTGGGTGGGGCGCAGGTACACATTATATATAGCGGGGGCGCCGTGGCCAGCAGTACGATGGCACCGCCCCGCTGGTGGGCCCGGGTGAAACGGGCCAGCTGAAACCGCCACTGGGGTGCGCATGGACGGCCAGAAACGAATCTGGCGGCGCTGGGGCGGCAAAGGCGCACGCCCTAGGGTCAGCGCACCGCCCGCCACGGGCTGGCCGTCCTGCGCCCTTTTACGCACCACGCCACCGCAGGAAGCCACGGCCATGTCGGACCATCACGCGAAGTTCCCCACCGTGCTGCGCGGTGTTGACGTGGTGGTGGAAATGCGGGCGCGCATCGGTGCCACCCAGCTGGAACTGGACGTGGAATTCACCAAAGACGGGGTGCGGTATGAACCGGGCGAGCTAACCCGGGAAGAACTGGCGGCGCTGTGCCGTGCCGCCGCGCGCCTGAAACGCGATTAACCCGGGACCACACACCATGCCCACCATGACTGCCCCCGTTGATCGAACCGCCGAAGCCACCGCCCGCCGCGAACGATGCGAAGCGGAAATTTTGCAGCTGCTGAAACGGCTGTGCGTGGAAACCGGGCTGGACCTTGAGGCTGTCACGGTGCGCACGCTGGCCGCGCCCGCTGGTGACGGTGACTATCCGCAGGTGGTCCCGTTCGCGGTCAAAATCACGCTGGCCGTCTAACTACGTGGGGGAAAGGCATGGACGCCAATGACCAGCGGCTGACGTTCAAAGAATCGCTGCGATATCTGGAACGGGAACACGGGGTGCGCTACACGCTGAACACGTGGCGCCGTTACCAGCAGGATGGAACCGGCCCGAAGTTCCACCACGTGGGTGGACGCCTGCACATCTGGCGCAGCGAACTGGATCACTGGGTGACGATGCGCACGCGAGGCATGCGGCCCGTCATTGCGCCGCTGCCGCCTGAACTTGCGCGCACGCTGGCGGAATGGCGCGCGCAGGGAAAACGCTGGCGCTGGGTCACGTGGTGCCGCCCGTGTGACAGCACCATCTGGATGGTGCCGCAGATCATCGAACCATGACGGACGAACCGGTGGACTTGCAGGCGCTGCCGCTGCACATGGCGCGCGTGGTGTTCCCGCCCATGTGGGTGGTCTGCGAACGCCCGCTGGATTTCCCGGACGGCTGGACGGTGCGCGTGTGGTGGGGCATGACCCCGGAACCGCGCGGCTACGGTTTCGCCACGCTGGAACTGGCGCGCGGTTTCATCCAGCGGAACGGTGGCTGCGTCCGCTTCGAACGCCAGCAGGGGGATGACCCCGTGGTCTGCGAATCGTGGCTATGACGCGTGGCCCGGGCCGCCCACGAAATCCACCGCTTCCCGCGTTCCCGCGTTCGCCGCTGCCCGCCGTGATCCGCGCCGCGCGCATGCAGTCCGGGCTGACGCAGCGGGGCGCGGGTGCCGTGGTCTACACCACCGGGCGCACGTGGGAAATGTGGGAGTACGGACGCAGACCCATGTCCCCCGCGATATGGGAACTGTGGCTGCTAAAGACCGCGCGCGTGCGCGCGCGTGCGCGACCGGGAAAACACTAGCCCTTGTGTGTGCGCCGCCGCACACACACCTGTGGATAATTCCGTGGACATCCTGCGTAGATAGCCCGCCACGGGTCACGCGCGCGCGCGTATCGACTAGCGCGCGCGCGCGTTCCGGAATCTAGGAATTACCATAGGAAATAACTGCTGTAGTCCTACAGGACGCGCGCGCGTGGGGATAACTTCGCGCCGTGCCATCGGCGCCGCCCCCACGGATTGTGTTCTGCGTGGTGGAGCGCGCCACGCTGAACGAAACGCTGCGGGAAACCGCTAGCGCCGCGCACGCAGGTCCGAAACAGGGACGCCACCGCTGCCGCCCACACGGACCGCGCGCCGCGTCAATCCGAAGAAACCGCAGCGCTGCGCATCTAGGAAAAACCCTGTAGATAGTCCGCGACAGACCTTAGGCACCGCGATTGTTTATCAAAAATCAGCGATGCACTATCAATCTAACTTCATTGTTTATCACATTGGAAACTTGCGACATGTTCACGTGACCGGGCAGACTGCGCACCGGATTCGTGAACGCTGTGTCATCACCGCTTCACGCCACTGTCATGGATGCTGGGGGCAACGGTGAACACTTTCCCGGACGCGCTGATGCGGAAGCTGGAACAGCTGGCCGCCGTGGGCGAAGCCATCAGCACGGATCAGGTGCGCACCGTGCTGGGCCTGACGCAGCAGCAATATCACCGCCTGACCCTGCAGGAAGATTTTCCGAAGCGTCAGCACATCGGGCGGAAGTTCTGGATTAACCCGCAGCGGTTGCTGGACTTCGCCATCAACTGGAACAAGATGGCCGATGGCCTAACTATCACGCAGGTGGCCACGCTGATTCACAGCACCATCCCCACCGCGCGCAGGCTGGCGAAACGCCCGGACTTCCCCGCACCGCTGGGGGAACTGAATGGCCGCGAACGCTGGGACAGGGAAGTGATTGTGGTCTGGCATCGCACGCGCCTTGACGGCGCGAAGCTGGGGCCGGACTTCGATGCAGGGCCGGACAAAAGCCGGAAGAAAAAAGCGCTAACGAAGGGTGCGCACAATGGCAAAAAGCAAACGGAAAGGCGCCGCGCCACGGCCTAACAAGTCATCGCAGGCCATCAGCCTGCGGCTGGGCCGCGCGGAAATGCAGGTGCTGCAGCGTGTGGCGCAGCTGGCGGGCGTGCCCGTGGACACGGTGGCCGCCGTCATTCTGGCGCAGGGCGTGCTGGTGGAACTGGCCAAACTACGCGCCGCGCGGAAACGCGCATGAACGTCCGGGCGTATAAAACCCGGTACGTGTACCACCTGCGATGGGCTTACAAATATTGGCTGGCCTGCTGCACGTGCATGGTGCTGTCACTGGTCGCATGGCCCAGCCGCGCGGGCATCGTGGCGCTGGTGGTGGGCTACGGGTTCGCCGCGCTGGCGCGCCGCGAACGCAGGCGCGCGCATCAGGTGGAACCATGACGCCCGTGGCAATCAATGAACGGCTAGCGCACCTGCTGACGGTGCAAGGCGGTTTGTTAGACGCCTATCTGGAACAGAACATGGGCGCCCGCTATGCCTACTGCATTCTGGTCTGGGAACAGGTGGCGCCATCGCGCGTTCGCGCCGTCACGAACGTGCAGGACCACCGCTACATCGCGCCGCTGGTACGCGAAGTGGCGGACTTCGCCACGCCACCGGAAGGCGCGGAACCCATCGTGCTGGATCACGGGCCCATGTTCGTGGACACGGGCCCGTGATTCTCGCGGCCCTACTTGCGCCCGTGCCCGTGCTGGTCCCGGCCCATCAGGTTCACCATGGCCATGGCGGTGTCATAGCGCACCGTCCCGGTGATTTGAACGCGGCAGTAGTCAGGCGCATCCGGGTAGGCGTCCACGTGCAGCTGCGCAGGCTTCGCGTCCGCTGGTCGCGGTGGCAGCTGCACGGGTTCAGCGGGCTGCAGCGCGGGGGCGCTACCACCAGCTGGCCGTGCAGCCGCAGCCGCGTGGTCAAACCCGTTCCCCTTGTGTCCGTTTTTCTTGCGCCTTTCGGCAGTGGCCCGGAGGGGCCTAACAAGCGGCAGCGGTTCGAACGGTGCGCCATCATCCACCAGCAGCGCTTCCATGGGAACCTTAAAGATGGCCGCCAGCTGGCGCGCCCTATCTTCCGTGACCCACGTTTCACCATCCGCGTACTTCAGGATGGTGCCCGGGTTCTTTGGCGCCGTGTAGCCCAGCGCGTTTTTTCCTTCACCGAAAAAGCGGCGCGCGAACTCGCGGTGATTCATGCCCAGCGCGCGCAGGTTATTGGCGAACTGTTTCCGGAAGGCAAGCCGTTGCGCGTCCGTGGCTTCGCCACGTCCCGGCCATTCGAAACCCTTGCTAGATTTCGGTGGGCTCTTATCAGGGTGCGTATCCACCCAGCCCTTATAAAGACTCATGCTAACCACCTTGCCCCGTCAGGGGCTTTGCTGAATTCGGTTCGCGGCACGGCTATTTGTTCTGCCGCTTTATGCTGGTCACTTTGCGTTCAGTTTCTTCCAGCATCTTTTCGACTTTCGGATGTAGATAGGACATCCGGGATTCCCAGTAGCGCCAGCGTTCGCGCCGTTCCAGCAGCTGCTTATCTGAAACGCCTTTTTTGGAGTAGTTCCACCCACGGCATGTGTCGCAGATGGGCAGCCCGCCTTTGGACCCGCAGCCGTCAGTTATTTCGTTGCTGCACCATTCGACGCTGCACATCCTATTTGCCATGGCTTCGATTCCTTCCTAAGCGTGCGGACATTCTGGGACACCCTGAGACTAGAAGCGCGCAGGGTAACTCTAGGGGTGTGTTCACACAATAGGACCGGCAGGGACAGCTAACTAAGGGTGCAAATGACGCACGCAAAAGCCACGGAATTCGACACGCCACCTAGCCACCGGCCCGGTGTTGGTGCGGCCATCACGCAGCTGGAAGAAACGCTGCGCCAGCTGCTAGGTGCGGGCACGCGGTACGTGCTGGTTATCGCGGTGGACAAGGGTGACCGGCTGGACGTGCAGGCGGTGACGGATACCAGCGCGGGTGACGCCATGGCGCTGCTGCGCTATGCGCAGGCCACCGGGTTCGATTCAGTGCAGTAGGTAGCGCATGGCCACGGACACTTACAGCGATTCGGAAGCCTGCGTGCAGCGCGCGTGCAGCGTGGTGAAAAGCGTGGCGCCGCTGCTGGCTGGCCACCCGCCCGATGTGCAGGGCGCTGCGCTGGTGGAACTGGTGGCGCTGCATCTGGCCGGACATCCACCGCAGATGCGGGCGCACCTGCTGGCGCTGCACTGCGGATGTGTGCGCCGCATGGTGCCCGTGGTGGAAGCGGAATTGTTCGGCGCCGATGGACACCCAGCCCATGACGGCTAACCAGTCCATAGCCCTGATGCGATACAACGCGCGCCGCTGCGCGCAGTCGCGTCAGCGCGTGTGCCGGTGCCGGTGCGGCGGGCAGTACCACGGGAAGGAACACCCGGGCACGTGGATGGACACGCAGGCGCAGCTGATCCGCGAACACGCGCTGGCGGTGGCGCTGATCGAATCGGAACAGCAGGAACGGCTACCGGGGATGGAACCATGAAACCAACACTGGCACAGGCGTGGAAACATCTGAAGCGGCACGCGCGCGACGTGGGCCCAGTAGATGGGCCCCCGGAACTGCTGGCGGAAATGACGTTCATAGCGGGCGCGCACTGGGTGCTGGGGCAGCTGGGCAAGGAACTGTCACGCGATGGCGGACCCGCCGCGATGACGCGGGCCGGTGAACTGCTGCGCGAAGCGGACGAACGTCTGCGCCAGATCGAAAACTGGGATACACCACAGCCATGAAAAGCCTTTCCGATTCGTGGCACCTGCACCGTGACCAGATGCGGCTGCGCGGTCGCTATCCACCGGACGCGTGCGCGCGCGCCGAAGTGGAACGCGCGTTTTTCGCTGGCGCGGAATCGGTGGTGGATGACATGCAGGGGATGAATGACGCGGGCTTAACCCTGCCGTTCCAGTTCGTCCGCCAGCTGACACTGTGGTCCGATGAATGCGCACGCCATGACAGGCACACAAGGGGCAACGATGAAACGTAAAAAGGTAAGGAACCCGAAACCCATTAAGCCCGCGCAGGCGCCCGGGCCGCTGACTAACAAGCGGGTGGCTAACAAACCATTCAAGCCCGCGCGCGGGCGTTTCATTGAACGCAGCGCGTTGAATGACCCCGGGCCGGAAGACCTGACCCACTTCGATGCATCCCCGGAACAGCAGGTGGCGGATTTTTTCGATTCGCGCGCCATCGTGATGGATGACGAATGAACGGGCCCCAACTTTTCAGCGGGCTGGACTTCGAACGCCTATCAACACTTGCGGCGTTCATCCGTTCGCAGGTAGCGCTGGGGGCCCGCCCACCCGTGGGACGCGTGGAACTGAACAACGAGGAAGCGGCGCTATGCGCGGAAGTAGTCGAACGGTTTCTAATCATCTGGAACGCGGAGCCATGACCAGTAAGCAGGCGGCACGCTGGCCCGATGCGGAACGGTGGACCACGGACGGCCACCGCGTGTGGCGTGCGCCGTCCGGTCCCACCGTGTGCATGCTGGGTGACCCCACCCAGCCGTCCCTGTTCGATGACGCGGACACCACGGCGGTGAAGTACAAAGACGCGCGGATGATTTCGTGCGCGCCCCGGCTGGCGGCAGCGCTGGCGGAATGTGCAGACCGCTTAGAGCGCTGCTGCCACCACAGTGGCAGCGCGGCGGAATACGCCATGCTAGCCGTGAAGGAATACCGCGAACTGGTGGCCGTGGCCCGAAGCATTCGCAGCGCACGCGAGGGTGACTAACATGGCGTATGCAACGGAACAGGAAAAGCGGCTGCTGCGTGCGGTGGAATCCATGCTGGCATTCACGACACCGGAAAGCCTGCTGGACCAGCAGACGGACCCGCGCCTGCGGGAAGCATTCGTGGCGGTGCGTGAGTCTGCCCAAAGTGTGGCGGACCGCGCCCGCGAAGTCTTACGCGAAGGGGTCTAACTATGTACCTGCCCAGCACGCAAACGCGCAAACATCTGGTGGGACTGCTGCCGGACAAACTGGCCCGCAGACCCGTGGACCATCGCGGCTACCCGGTGCCGTGGTTCGTGGCGTGGATCAATGGCAAGCCGGATTTCAGGATCATGGACCCTAACAAATGGCAGCTGGGCATGGACAAACGGCGGTGCTGGGTGTGCGGCGGTGGGCTGGGGAAGTTCGGCACGTTCGTGGCTGGCCTGATGTGCATTGTGACCCACACCAGCGCGGAACCACCTAGCCACATTGAATGCGCGAAGTTCGCGGTGAAGGGCTGCCCGTTCCTGACCATCCCCACGGCCCAGTACCGCGAGGCCAAACTACCAGCGGACGTGCGGGCCAATGAAGGGATGATAACCAGTAACCCGGAAGTGTCGGCGCTGTGGACCACGAACCAATGGCGGGCGGAATACGGG